TAAAGGTATATTGGAAGGTATTATTTCTAATTATAAAACAATACAATTAGAATATATATTTGAACAATATGTAGATAAATTCGAAGTTACAAATGAAGCAACTAGTTATAATAAAATCAAATCTATATCTGGAAAAATAATTGATTTAAGTGAAATTTTAGATAAAACTATTGGTAAAGATAATAAAGATAATACAATTGATATTAGTAAACTTAACTTAGATATTAATACAGGTAATATAAATAATATTTTATCAAACATCACAGCATATAGAATAAATAATAAAAGAATTAAATCAACACCAAACAATAAAGAATCTAGTAGAAGTACATTATATCTTGTTTTTAAAATAAAAAATGGTGTTAATTTGATAATAGTAGATTGTGCAGGTCGAGAATCACCTGAAGAAATAAAGAATTCACTTATAGAATTTAAAACAACTCCTCCAAGAATGTCTGAAATTTTAACAAAAGTTTATAATAATAACTTAGATACTTTAATAAATGGTATAGCAAAGAAAAATGAAAATACATTCAAAGGTATAGATAAATCTGTTACTAATTTAGAATTATATACCAAATTAAAAGATGATAAATTAAAAACTTTTAATAAAAAATTGTTAGATTATTTACAGTCTATGTTTAAAGAAGGATATTATATCAACGAAACATTAAATCATTTAATATATTTCTTAAATAAAAAAATAGATGCATCATACAAAGTTCCTTTATCAGAAGATTGTATAGAAACTTGTAAAGATAATATCTATGATCCAAAAAAAGTTTTTAAAAGTCCAGAAGATCCCGATGATGTTATAAAAACAATGACAATAATGAAATGGATTGATAAGCTATGCAATCCTAAATATATGATGTTCTGTATGATAAGACAAGAAAATGATAAATGTATTGATAGTGCGGCTACACTAATATTTGCTAATTCAATTAAAAGTACATAAAATATATTTCTTTAAGGAAATAATTTATTATAAATTCCTAAAATATTATACATCTCTTCTGTCGTGAATTTTTGTCTTTCCATGAATTTTGCATTGATAATTTTAGCCTCTGTATTTTCTTTTAAATCTTTAACAATTCCTATGTCTCTAATCTTTGGATCATTAATATCAATAATATTTAAATAAATCAATGTTCTAAATATCTCATAATTTAGTTTAAATACAACATGTTCAAGAATTGTATACTTATATATAGCAAATTTTTTTTCTTGAATATGTTTTAATAGTGTTATTATTGCTTTATTTCTATTTGGGTAGTTATAATGAAGATAATATATAATTTGTTCGAAAATATAATCTTGTTTAGCATGTTTTAGTAATTTGTCAAGAACAATCAGATTAGAACTTTTAATAGCAATTGTTATACAATCATCATTATTAGCATCTTTTTCATTTATATCAAATAATGGTAATGATAGTAGATATTCAACAATTTTTATACTATTCGAGTTAATAGCGATCATTAATGCATTTCTATTAAGTATATTGTCCTTTTGTTTTAATTTTATACCATTATCAATTAAATATTTAACAATTTCAACATCACAGTTTTGTAAAGATGCTAATAACAATGCATTGAAATTATTATTATCAAGTTCATTGATATTAACTTTAACTGTTTCAATTAAATACCGAATAATACTGAAATTACAATTAAGTATAGCATAATGTAATAATGTTCTACCAGAAATTTTATTTTTAAAATTTTTTATATCATCGTTTTTCTCTTTTTTAAGAAGTTCTAAACTATTTGACATTTTTATTAAATCATTTCCATCAAAAAATCTAACTTTTTTCTTGATCATATTTAATTATATAATATATATTTATTATATAATTTAATTATTTTAACCATTTTTTTATCTTGTACATTGTAATCTTTTCTACTTGAAACTCATTATTAACTATATTTAATATATTTGTAAGTGTATTTCCATTATTTCTCAATTCTCGTACTCGATGTTCAATTAAATTTAAATCAGGTTTTAAATTATGTTCTACAATTAATTCCACACCTTTCGATGTCAAAACAGGTTCACATACATTAATGTTTCCATTATGAATATTATCATGACACTCTATGCATATAGGTAATAGATTAGATTTATGGTTCATATGAAGTTGTTTGTTTTTAATAAAACCATATTTATCTGCATTTTCTTGTGGATTCAAATGATGAACTTCTTCACATTTTTTATTACATACAGAACAAATGTCCATATATACATCTTTATTATATTTACTTGTTTTTGGTTCAACAATAAATTTATTTCTATTCATAAATTCATCTCTAATAGAATGAGCGAATGATAGAAATTCTGGAGGCATATCTAAACTATATGCAACTTCAAGACCATATAATGAATTACCATTTCCTGGTTTTAGTTTTCTATTATAAATAAGAATATTTTTTTCATTATTGTAATCAACAGATAAATGATAAATATTCACATTATTTAAATTTTTTATAGACTCAATATCACATAACTCATGTAAATGACTTGCAAAGATAAATGAAGTATTTTTTCTAGAAAGAATATTAATACCTGACACAATCATTGCAATAGCAGAAGTCGTTTCAGTTGAGTTTAATAATTCATCACCTAAAACAAGTGAATGATTGTCAGTTCGCTTTAATATAGTCCTGATTTCATTAATTTCTGAAACAAATGAACTCTGACCTTTAAATAAATTATCTCCCCCAATAACTCTAGAAAAAATGTGATTATAAGGATGAAAGTTAAATGATTTACATGAAGTAAACATCCCTGTTTGTGCCATAATTAGATTCATTCCTATTGATTTCATAAGTGAAGATTTACCTGATGAATTTAAACCATATAAAATCATACCTTTAGAATTATCAGTCCCTATACTAACATCATTAGAAATATAAGGTATATCAACCTGAATTTGTTCGATCAATGGATGTCTAATACCAATTGTATCAATAAAACTATCATTACTATCATAAACTATATTAGGACGAGTATATCCTAAGTCAATTGAATTCTTAGCATTTGTTGAATAAAAATCAACAAGAGCAATGAAATTACTTATGCGTGTAAACAAATTCTCATAATTTTCATAAAAATATCTAAGTTCTTGTAAATAAAGTTCTGTAATTTTACATTTAAACTCAGATTGTAATTCAGATAGTTTAGTTTGACTATCATTCATACCTTTGAAAGTTATTTTAAGATTTGTTTTATTGTTCGTAGATATAGGTTTCTCAATAATATCATCAAGAGATAGAGAACAATTACTACTTAAAAGTTTATTAATATAATTGCATCTTGATTTGTCTTTCTTTAGATTACTAAATCTGTTTTGTGTTATGGTAATAGATTTAATATTATCTTTATTCTTTTCTAATTTAAATTCATTATTACTTTCATTACCTTTACCTTCATTAAGACAATACAAGACATTTTCAAATATATTTTCCAAGGAAGAAATTTCACTTTCTAAAGAATCTAAATCAGGATGAATACTTTTATTAAAAATATTTTTATTGACTTGATTCAAATTAACTTTTTCCATTTCAGATAAATCAAATTTCGTCTTATAATATTCCATAAAATCTTCAAGTGATCTTTGATTATCATCATTCCAACTCATGTTCTTGAAATTGTATTTAGATAGAATGATTAGTGCTTCTAATGAAGTATGTATACTAACGAATTCACTAGGTTGTAGTGTTCCTAGTATTATTCTTTTATATAATCTCTCAATGTCAGATATTTTAGATAAATGGATACGTACTTGTTTATATAAGTCATCTTTAATAAACATATCACATTGTTCATATCTTTCATTAATTTTAATAGGATCAGTTAAAGGATTTATGAGACATTGTTTGAAAAATCTTTTACCTATACTTGTTTTACAATTATTTAGTAAGTTAATCAATGAAGAAGTCTTAGAGTTAGAAGACTTATTAGAGATTATGTTTAGATTTTCAAGAGCATTATTAATAAGAGATAAATATTTATGATTTTCTAAATAAATAGGTTTCTTGATACCATTAATTATTTTGTCTGAATGTTCATATACAAATTGAAGTAAGTATGCGAAAGATACAACAGACAATGGTTTCATTTCTAAATCAAGATATTCTATGATTGAAAGAATAGAATTAGTATTCTTAAATACTTTCTTAAAAATAGTGTTTTGATATGAAAGCTTGAAAAAGTTATCATTAATTAAAGTACCAAACTTGTTATGAATACATATATTACTTGGAATACTTTTAATAAAATTAGACAACATGTTCATTATTTTAGGATTTGATTTAGTTTGAATATCAGTAAAACAAACAAGTTCGGATGGACTATTGTTTGTTATTGTTTTTAATGTGTCTTCAATGTTAATAATTGAATCAGTATCATTTGTTTCATATATAAAACTTTCATTAGTTGTTATATCAACCCATGATATACTAGATAAAATAAATTCATTTTTGTTCTTATCTTGACCTACAGAAAAGTATATGGTCATTAGATAATTATTTGTAGACAACGATGAATTTTCTGTATAAGTGGAAGGTGAGATAATTTGAGTTACTTCTCTTTTAGGATTTGGTGGAGGAGTTGTTTGCTCGATTAAAATAATTGTAAAATTATTGGAAAGTAGAATATCAATAAACTTCTTAACAGAATGAATAGGAAATCCTAATAATAAATGATTACTTTTATCAATCGTAGTAATTGATTTATTCTTTTTTGTTACTTGTATTTCAAGTATTTCACCAATATATTGAATAGGAGGTCCTTCGTCTAAAGTAGCATAGACTTCAAAAAATGAACCAACTTGCATTAAAACTAAAGTATTTTGGTCATAAATTTTAGAGTATTTATGATGATAATCTAAATAAGAGTCAATAATAACCATTATATATTTAAAGAAATTTATTTTTAAATAGGATTTATATTTAAAAAATTATTTATAAAATGATTTAGGAATATTTTTTGCAGTATGAGTAAATAAAATTTTTTGTCCAGTTTTAGGATTAGTCCATACTTTTACATCTCTATTAGGTGAATACTTAAATTCTTTAGCAAGAGGATTTAATCTATGTTTTTTACGAGAACTAGAACGAGAACGAGATTTAGGTTTAAATTTTTTAGCACTGGGATTTAATTTAGATCTAGAAGGTGATCTAGAACGAGATTTACTGGGATTTAATTTAGATTTAGAACGAGATCTAGATCTACTTGATCGTGATGATTTTGACATTTTATTATATATAAATATTTTATTTTATGAAAAATAAATATAATTAATTAATAAAATGAATATATACGGAACTTATTTATTTTCTGATGATAAATTTAAAAAACAATTCAGTGACATATTAATAGACAACACACCTTTACAAAATGAAAAATTAAATTTCAATGTACCAGATAGTTTCGATGGAAAAATTATATGGAAAGATTATATAAGTAACAATCAATATCAATCACAATGTATATCATGTTGGGCTTTTGCTTCATTATATACTTTATCTTCACGATTGTCAATATATACAAAAGGAAAATATAATCTTATATTTTCTCCCGCAAAAATGATATTTCAAAAGAATCAAGATTGGGATACAATAAATAATAATATAAAAAATGGAATAAATCCAGATACTAAAAGTGATATAATTATAAGTAAATGTAATGAAAATACATTATTACATGCTTGGAGATATTTATATAGTTTTGGAGTTCCTGAAAGTAAATGTGTGAATGATCAAATAAGACTAAATAATATATATTCTTCTGATAGTTTATTTGGTAATTCATTTGATACTTGTCCAACTGATAATTCTGAAATGGTACATCATCGTGTTGCTGGTTATTATTATGTTCCAGGGACAATAAGTAAAAGTTCAATAACGAAAGATGGGAATGAACTAAATATACGTCGAGAAATATATCATTGGGGTCCTTGTTCAACAGTAATGAGAATATTTAAAGATTTTCTTAAATGGGATGGTAAAGGTATATATCAATGGGATACAATTTCAGAACAAGTAAATCCTTGTGGACATGCAGTTGTTATAATAGGATGGGGAGAAGAAAATGGAGTAAAATATTGGATAATTAGAAACTCATGGAAAGGAGATAAAGAATTTTTTAGAATCCTAAGAGGAGTTAATCATTGTGAAATAGAAGAAAATGTAATTGTAGGGTATCCAACATTACCTGGTATTCGATTATTTTTAGAACATCCTATATTATATAGTTTTGATGATATGGCGTTGAGAGGTATATGGAATATACAGGACAATGGATATAAATTAACTACATATGAAAAACTTATATTAAAAGAAGATAATAAATTTGATAAGACTAATAATGAATTTATATATAAAATGGAATACTGGCCTGATTTTTCTAAACTTGTAGCTGGTGAGTTAGATAGTATTGTGTATAATATAAAAGTTAAAGAAAATTATAAACCAATGTTGTCTCATAGAAGAAAAAATATATCTATTATTGTTATTCTTTTTATATTATTTTTATTTATTATATTATTAATATAAAATTGAATTATAATATAAATAATAATTATATTATAAATAAAATGGATAAACATATTTGTGAAAAATGTAATAAGAATTTTGATTTAAAATCTGACTACACAAAACATAAAAAGAGCTATTGTGTTTTTAATAGTATAGCTAAACCAATATTAAAATGGGTTGGTGGAAAAACACAAATATTACATAAACTTATTTCAGATTTTCCATTAGAAATAAATAACTATCATGAGATATTTTTAGGAGGTGGGAGTGTATTATTGACTTTACTATCATATGTTAATAATGGAAATATAAAGATTCATGGAAATATTTATGCTTACGATTTAAACGAACCTTTAATATATGTTTACAAAAATATACAATTGAAACATGATGAATTATATAATAAAATAGAAGATATTATAAAGGATTTTAATAATTGTGGTAAAGAAAGTATAAATAGAAAACCTAAGAATATTGAAGAAGCAAAAAAAAATAAAGAAAATTATTATTACTGGATTAGAAATACATATAATAAGTTAAGTGATGAAGATAAAAAAACTATACTTGGTTCTGCTTTATTTATATTTTTGAATAAAACTTGCTTTAGAGGTTTATTCAGAGTTGGACCAAACGGGTTTAATGTTCCATATGGTCATTATAATAATCCTGAAATAATAAATAAAGAACATTTAAATAAAATTCACGAACTAATTAAAGATGTTATATTTGAATGCGCTGATTTTAGTGATTCTTTAAAAAATGTAGAAAGTGATGATTTTGTTTATCTCGATCCACCATATGCACCTGAAAATAACACATCATTTGTAGGATATACAGAAAATGGTTTTAATATTGATGATCACAATAATTTATTTAAAATAATCAATCAATTAAACAATACAGGTAAAAAAATAATGTTAAGTAATTCTGATGTAAATTTAGTTCGTGAAAATTTTACAAATGAAAAATATAATATATCATCTATTTTATGTAAACGAACAATAAATTCTAAAAAACCTACATCCAAGACAGTCGAAGTAATTATTAAAAACTTTTAATTTAATTTTATATAAAATTAAATTCATTTGTTAATCCATAAATCTATTTTTGTAAAATAATCAGTATCATCACCGTATAATACTTCAATATTATTTTCATATAATATATTCATTAATGTTCTATATTTAATATGAGAAGATATTAATAACTTTTGTAGATATGAATTAACAGATAAAGCATATGATATATTAAACTTATTTCCTAATATTAATTCATATTCCCTTTTTAATGAAGGTGAAGCCCATAACTTTGTTTCAACAGAACCTTGAATATTTTGTGATTTTTTTTCCAATATTTTGATATCCACTTTACCCGTTTTATATTCAATAATATATGCTTCATCAGGTAATCTAATTATATTTATATTGTATTTATTTTTCATATATTTTTTAAATCCATTCTGTATTACAAAAATATATCTTTTATCTGTGTCATTTTTTAATAAATAGTAGTCTTCCTTAACATATCCTAAGTTTAATAATATATTTTCATTATTAATTTTATCTTCAAATTTCTTTCCATTATAAGTTGATTTTTTTCCACCTGAATTTGCACGTTTATTATCCCATAATTTTTTCAACTCTTTTGCATCAATATTATAATTTTCAGATACAACACTTATATAATTATTGACTGCTTCGTTGATAATCGTTGATATCTTATTCATTATTTATGTATCTTCATTACTATTATTTTAAAAATTCATTTTTTCTTTTATAAAATTAGTTTATATTCATTATTCACTTTATATCTATGATAATAACAATTTTCATACTTTTGAGAATTTATAAAAATAATGGAATCACCTATTAAATAAAATGGGTATGTACAAATTCTAATAATTTTATTTATCTCTTGTTTACTTTCAGATTTATAATATATAGATCCTTCATTATTATCTATATCCAAATAATTTATAACATCATCATAAGATGCTACGGATGCTAAATTTATATTACTTTCTTTATAAAAATTTATTTCATCTTGTAATCTTTCTTCTATCGTTTTAGAAAGTGAACTATAATCATATTGAATATCTGAATCAGGTGAATTATCCCCTCTATAGCATTCAGAATAAATTAAATGTGGTGTGCAATAATATATATTCAATTCATTACAAGCTTTCTGAATACATGTATCAATACCATTCGTAGCACCGGTTTTACTTAGAAAATTCAAAAATTTACGTGCACCTTCTTTAGTAATCATATATGAAGCAGTACTTCCTAAAGAATTAATAAAAGAAGTATATACATCCCATTTCTCAATGTCAGGTTCTTTTTCTTTATCAAAAACATCTTTTCTATTAATATCTCTAACATGATGTCCAAGAAACGCTATATCCCATGAAACTTTATCTAACTTATTCATAAGAATATTATATTTGTTTTCAAAATCTGGAACAAAATCTATATCATCTTCAAGAATTAATATATATTTATTATCTGAATCATTAACTAAGTTGATATATAATTTTATATGTGATAGAAAACACCCTACCATTGATTTCCTCATGTTATAATCATTGTTCTCAAATATTTGTTGAATTTGTCTATTACTTTTTAAACTCTTTCCATCAACTGCAGAAAATCTTTCATAATTTAAGAATTTAATAGGACTTGATTTCTCTTCAAACTTTTCCCATCTATCTTTTCTTCTATCTAGATTAACTACATATGTTTTAACTTTACTAGATGGTTTTTTGTCTTTATCTTCTTTTCCATAAAACTGGATTTCATCATTTAACTTGTAAGCATTTAGTTTTGTTTCATCTGTTCTTTCGGAAGTTAATCTACCTGTATGTAAACAATATATGCCTTCAAAAAATGCAGATATATATCCTTTACTTATATACTTATAAGCATAATCCATTTCAAAATGTGAAACCTTTTCATTAAAATCTCCAATCTCATCAAAAATACATTTCTTTACAACGGAAGGTCTAAAAGAAAAATGTGGCCAATAAGATGAAGATTTGCAATTTCCATATTTTTTAATCCACTTCTCTTTTTCTTCATTTGTTTTTAAATACTCATGTATATAATATCTAAAACCGGAAGAAGTAGTGTGAAAAAATCCTCCTTTAATATCTATATCTGATTCAGTTTCTCCATAATTTTTATTAAATAAACATTGTCCTAATTTATCATTAGAATTTAGAACATCATATGCATCAGATATATAATTTCTCTTGACAAAGAATTTCCAATCATCTTCTAAATGTAACATATAAGGAGTCTTAACATAATTTTTTATAATATTCATACTTCTAGGATGTCCTTTCTCTTCAATCGTCTTAAAATAAAAAGTAAAAAATGGATACAATTCTTTCATACGTTTCCTATCTTCTTCAGAACTATTATCATCAACACAAAACCAATAGTCTATATTCTCAATATCAACGCAGTTTAAGACTGAATTAATTGTTTTCTCAAATAAATCAAATCTTTTACATGTTGTGATCGTAAGAGTTAATAAAGGGAATTTTGATACAGGTCTTTCTTGTATTTTTTTTACGATGTTTGGATTATAAAATATATAATTATCACATATATGATTTATTGAAAAATGTTGGTTAAATAATATTTTTAATGATGTATCATGTTGAAGTCCTCTTAATGACAATGTTTTTTCATGAATATCATATGATTTCTGGTAATTATTTATATAATATGAACATATAGATATTTCATCTTTTATGTCTATAGAATATGGGAATAACTCTGACATATAATCACCTATGTATATACTTATGTTAAATAATTTTAAACTTCTAAGGTATCTTAATAAGTTAATTGCATTGTTTACATTAGGATTTGTAATAAAATTATTTGACAATTTCTCAATCATTTTTTTTATATAAATTGTTTTTCTCTAAATTAAAATTTAAGTTATTTAAAGTATTAAATATATTAATAAAATGAGTAGTGATATATCAAGTCAAGCATTAACTGTTTTTGTAACAACACAATTCGTTAATGTTAGTGCATTATTTGCTGATTATTTAATTATGAAAGCAGGATTACCTGCTATTACAGATTTATCTGCTAGATATCCTATCATCGGTGGTACAATTATACTTTTTGAATGTTTATCACCTGTAAGTTTAGGCATTCATTTTTGGTATTATCCTATTCCTAATCGCGTATAAAAAATATAACATATAAATGTTATATTTTAAAAAAGAAAGTTATTTACAAATTCTAAATGTAACAAAGCCATTTTTTCTTGTTATTTGTATAATATCACCCCTTTCATAACCATAAAACCGAGCAACTGGGTCAGATTTTAAAATTATTGGAAATTTATCACCATATTTAGTTTTAAATTCAACACATTCTTTAGTTCCTTTTTTATAAATGAGTTCATGTTTTGGGACAAGATAATGTTTTGTAATATTACATTGTAATTCGTCTTCATTAAATAATTCAATTATCAAATCTTTAGAATCCTCTACTATCTTTTTTGCAACTGGTGTTGCATTTTCTCTATGAACTATAATACAATGATCTATTTCCATCTGTTTCAGCATGTATATATATTCTTGTATACTCTCGACATTGAACTTATTTGTGATTGATAAGAAAACACATATTTGTTCTTCAATATTTGTAAATTTATTAATTCTAGAACCTAAAATTCTTTCATCATCTTTATCTAAGATTTCATAACCACGTTCACTTAATAATTCAATACAAGTATTATAAACTTTCATGATATATATTCTTCTCAATGTAAAATAAATTATTTTTTCATTTTTATACTTTCTTATTATACATTTTCTTAATCTCATCACTTACATATACTATAACACCACTATAGTTTCTTATAAACTGTGTAAGAGATATACCTTTTTCCTTTTTGATTTTCAATAGTTTTTTAATAGCTAGTCTTAATAATTCTTTTCTATCAATGTCAGGATTTAATAATCTAAGTTCTACCCAAAAAGCACACCAACATGCGCAAAATCCCGATAATTCAAGTTTTTCACCTTCTTCTTCTTGAAGAGTTTGGAATGAATTTACTAATGAGTATTTTGATGGAGAATAATATTCAGATATAAAATCTTCACCTAAATTTTTTTTAAATAATTTTTGAATCTCTTTATCAAGCTTAGGAGGATTTAAACATTTCTTATCATCATTTATAACTCCATATGATTCAAATCTTTCTAAACTCTTTTCTTTCTTATCGTACAAACAATATCCAGCATGTCCACTATCAACACAATCATATCCAAAAGGAAATACAATAAATCTTTTTGAATCACATTTACTAAATGTCTCCCAAAATTTTTTTTGTTCACCAGGAACAGTTATACATTTTTTTTTCTCATTCCATCTTAAACTAACTTCATTTTGATAATAGGGTATATCATTAATTTTTTTAGGTAATAAAACACATGCTTCATCATGTTTATGATCTTTATCATTTTCTAACCAGTGTATATTTTTATTATCATCTGTTTTATATGGTTCAGATAATATTACACATACATCATCATATTTGTGACTTAAGTAATACATTACTATTACATTAAAAAAAGGTGAACCTTGAAAAGTTGTTTTTGGAGTGTGAATACCATCTGGAATTTTTATAGGCATTTTATTATATAAAAATATAATAAAATTTTTTATTTCTTTATTTAGGTGATCTTTTCTTTCTTGGTTTTCTTTTCGTCTTCTTACCATCGGCATTTTTAGAGAATAATTCAAGAGGTAATACTTTTTCTAATTTTTTTATAATTTCAGTATTATTAATATTTAAATTTTTATTAATTGTAATATTAAAATTATTTATCTTCTTATTTAAATCAACACTATAAGAACAATAATTATCATATGATGTATATTGTGATAATTGTGTTGAATCTAAACTACCTATTAATGTTGCTGGATTATTATTTTTAATAAGCTTTAATAATTCAGGTATTATCGATTTATAATTAGTAATATCTATATTATCTGATATTAATTTTTCTGTTTTATAAAAATTATAATTTTTCATTCTACCTTTTAAATTATTAACTTCATTTAAAATTATACTTTCATCTACATTTGAATTATTATTCCAATAGTAATTCAAATTAGATATATTAATATATGGAGGGTTTGGTGGATTATTAACTATACCATTATTAGTTAAGTTTATTACTGTAAAAATGAGAAAATTAACGTTCATTAAATCCATACCATATTTTTGTAAAGTTTTTGTAAGTATTCCACTACTCTTATTATCGTATCTTACAGGATTATAAAATTTATCATATGGTTCATCTTCCAAATATGCATTTCTACAATATGGAAACATATCTTTATCATAAAAAATTGGTAATGGTTCTTCGGATACACTATTTCTTATTATTGATTTAATGTCTTCTCTTAAATCTTTTAAAGATTTGTTTATCATATATCCTTCACTTTTCCTTAGTTTACAATTATAAATTATCTTATCAAGTCTTATAAGACTGCATTTAGCTTTTTCTATTTTTTCTGGATCACTTTTTACATCTATTATTTTATTTTCTTTTAAGAAGTTAATATCTTTTAATTTTTCTAATTCTTCATTCTTTATAATATTATTAAAATAATCTACCAATTTTACGAATCTTTCATTTGAATACTTTTTAATTTCTTCATCTGGTATTTTTTCATTTGCTCTTGTAACCTGTTCAATATTTTTAAAACCATTAGGCTTTTCTAAAATTGGTATTAATCTTAAATCTTTAGTAGTATATTGTTTACCAAAATAATCATCAAATAATTTGAACAAATAATAAGTTATTTTTTTGTCTTCAGTTAAAGTTTTATTTTGTTCTTTGATTAAATTATTAATTTTTTCTATATATGGTTTATTATATATATTCTCAAAATTTTTAATTTTACTTATAAAACTTTTATGGTAATTTTCTTCTATAAACTTATTATAATTAGTATCTTTTGTGATTTCTGAAACAATGTTCTTAAATTCATTATAAATATCTTCTTTATATTGTTCTTCTTCTATGATTTTTCCTAAAATAATACGATATTTTTCTTCACTATCGACACCATCTGTGAAAAATAGAGTATTGTATTTACAAGTATCAGATTTATTACAATTTTCATTTTTATAATATTTTATATTTGATAGATGTGTTATTTTAGTATCATCTTGCACACAAGCATATTTATCATATTGTATAGGTTCATTATTGTACTTATCACTTAATTTATAATTAGTATCATATTTTATTATCTCTTTAAAATTATCTATTTTATTATCAGAGTCATTACATAAAAATACATTTTCATCACCTGCTAAATCCATAATTGCTAATGTTTGTTTACTTTCAGTTTTATCACTTTTATCAAATGAAAGCATAATAATTACATGAGATCTAGAACTATTAGGATTATTTGGAGTTGATTCAACTTGTCTCAAGTTTAGACCATAATCTATAAAAAATCCAAGATCTCTTACTGTTTCTTTACCTATATCTTTTTCATATACCCATTTACTTAATTTTTTATCAAATATAAATGAATAACTATCATCATTATCTATATTGATTTTAGATACATTATAATCTTGTTCTTGTATATTATCCATACCAATATTTTTTGACCCGTGCCATATATATACATTTACTATTTTTACTTTTATTTTCGAAAATTTGTTTTTAAAACTTTCAGAATTGCATAAATGTATTAATATCCCATCTTCAGATTTAGTAGGGTCTTTTTTATTTTTTAAATATATAAAACTACTTGTCTTACCTGCACCTGATTGTCCATATGTAAATGTTAATAAATTTTCATCTTTTGTAATAATTTTATCTTTTAACATATTTAACATATCTGTTGCTATTTTTTGATTCTTTTCTTTAGAGTTCATATACACTTTGTCAAATGGACCGTAAAAATAATGTTCATTGTAATTAATTTTAGTATCATTATCTAACATGCTATCATTGTTAAAATATCTTAAAAATAAATAATTATCATTATTATCATTATATGTTTCAATATCATACCTTGGATTAATTGAATGTGTATCACATCTTGATTTAACAATTGTAAATAATTTTTTATTACTATTAAAAACTTCTTTATAAACAGAAGAAATTGTGTTTATCTGACTATTTAAATTTTCATGATTACTCATAATATTGTTAATATTTATAATTATATAATGAAGAAGTTGTGTTAATTCACTCGAATTATTTTTATTTTGGAATAGATTTGTAAAATCTGTAGTTTGAGATATGTCAGATAATATACTAACTAACTTATAATTAAAAATATATGAATTACTTTTAGCTTCTTTATTATACAATTTATATATTAATGAATCTCTTTTTAATATATTACTCTCTGTATAATCTTTTATTAATATATTTTTTATATTAGGGTAATTTTCTAAATTTACAAAAAATAATTCTATATATTCATTCACTGTATAGGAACTTTTATTAATGTTTGTATATAAAATTGTAAATTTATCTTGATATTTAAATAATGATACTAGTTTAATATATACATCAGTTTTTAGTAGATTATAATTATGTTTAATATATTTTATTAAGTCACCTAAATATTTTATATGATCATCTTTACCACCATCACTAATTACAGGTTTTTCTTTATTTAAATTCATGAAAGTAGTAAACTCATTTGATTTAATAATATCTTTTAAAATAAGTTCATTATTTTTATCTGCATTTTCAGAATATATTTCATTAGTACCTGTTTCAAATTTATCTGCTTTTGCTTTATATGCTACTGTTTCTGCTTTTGCTTGTGCTTTAATTAATTCGTTTTCCTTAATTACTTTATTAAGCATATCATCCTTTTCCTTAATTAGTTTAAGCGCATCTTCCTTTTCCTTATCTGATTTTTCCTTTATTTTATTAAGCGCATCCTTTTCCTTAAGTGCATCTTCCTTTTCCTTAAGAAGTGTATCTTCCTTTTCCTTAATTAACTTATTAAGTTCATTTTCCTTTTTCTTCGCTTTATTAAGTTCATCTTCTTTTTCGTTAATTATTTTATTAACATCTCCTTTTATTTTATTATCTGCTTCTTCCTTTTCCTTAAGTGCTTCTTCCTTTTCCTTAAGTGCTTCTTCCTTTTCCTTAAGTACTTTATTAAGTGTATCTTCCTTTTCCTTAATTAACTTATTAAGTTCATTTTCGTTTTTCTTCACTTTATTAAGTTCATCTTCTTTTTCCTTAATTATTTTATTAACATCTCCTTTTATTTTATTATCTGCTTCTTCCTTTTCCTTTTCTGCATCTTCCTTTTCCTTAAGTACTTTATTAAGTGCATCTTCCTTTTCCTTAAGTTCTTCTTCCTTTTCCTTAACTACTTTATTAAGTTCTTCTTCCTTTTCCTTAAGTACTTTATTAAGTGCTTCTTGCTTTTCCTTAAGTTCTTCTTCCTTTTCCTTAATTAACTTATTAAGTGCATCTTCCTTTTCCTTCGCTTTATTAAGTTCATCTTCTTTTTCGTTAATTATTTTATTAACATCTCCTTTTATTTTATTATCTGCTTCTTTTTCCTTTAGTAATTCTTTTACTTTCTTTTCTGCTTCTTCTTCTTTTTTCTTAATTAGTTTATTAACTTCTTCTTTTATTT